GGTTTTGGGCATAACTGCGTAAATCACGATCGCGTACACAGACGAGGCTTCAAGAGATATGGCCTAGGTAGCCCCGAAGAAATCCCCAATGGCAGGACCGAACGCGGTTACGTTGGCTGCAAGGTTAAGTGTCTGTTGCCCAACAATAGCGCCGTTGCCCGATGTTGCATTGGCGGATACAGCGCCCGTAATCGTGGGGCCAGTTCCTAGCACCGCCGCACCAGTGCCTGTAAGCGTCTGGAAATCAGTGAAGCCAGCCTCCCAGTCTGCGGCGGTGGTCAGCGTGGTGCCGATACAAGTGATCATCGCGCTTAGGCCAGCGATGATGGTTGCCACAAGGTTGCCGCCGGAAGAGTTGACGGTGAGGCTGCCCGTAGAGTTGTTGACGATGTGGAACGACCAGCCCGTCCCCAGCGTAGATGTCACGGGCAGAGTGATCGTCTGCGTGGTTGCGCCAGTGAATAGTTGGTACTGGGTGCTGGTGTTGGTCAGGACAGTGGTGCCAGCCGCCGTGGCCGTGGCCGTGTAGCCCAAGATGCGGGCGGCTTCAGCGGGGGCCGTGGTGACGCCTGTACCGCCGTTGGCCACGGGCAGGGTGCCGGAAACGTGGGTGGTCAGGCCGATCTTGCCGTAGGATGGGGCAATGCCCACGCCACCAGAAATAATGGCGTTGCCTATTGCTACATCCGCAAGAGAAGACAGGATGCCAGTGGTGGAGGCGTAAAGGATGTCCCCAATGGCGTAGGATGTAATGTTTGTGCCGCCGTTTGCCACGGGGAGTGTGCCGGAGACATGGGTTGTCAGGCCGATCTTGCCATATGATGGCGCGGCACCAACGCCGCCAGAAATAATTGCGTTTCCTATTGCTACGTCAAGCAATTGTGAAAGAATACCCGCCGTAGAAGCGTATGGGATTGACCCAATCGTATATGACGTGATGTTCGTGCCGCCGTTGGCTACGGGGAGTACCCCAGAAACATCTGCGGTCAGGCTTACGGCGCTAAATGTTGGTGCGCCAGCGGCGTTGCCGTGGAGAACCGTTGTCGTGGTGCCAGCGGCGGTTGACGCCATTGATGTCGTAGTGTCGCCGTAAATCATCCCATACTGGGTCAACGCCGCAGATTGGTTCGTTCCACCATTAGCTACGGGGAGTACCCCCGAAACGTGCGTGGTCAGGCCGATCTTGCCGTATGACGGGATAGCGCCGACCCCGCCAGAGATGATTGCATTCCCCAAGGCAACGTCAGCCAGCTTGGAAAACGTCTGCGTGGCCGAGGCGTACATGATATCGCCGACCGTAAAGGATATCAGGCCCGTGCCACCTACGGAAACTGCAATAGGAAATGTAATAGGTGTTGTAATTCTTGCCGCAGCAATCATTTGGGCCAAACTAATCTTGACCGAATATCCGGCCTGCACACCTTCAAAAAGCTCTGATCCATCCAGTCCGATGACGGCGGGGAGATTCGGGATTTGTATCGAACTCATCAGATTGGTCCTGTCTCTGGAACTGTTGTGTTATCATACGGCAGATCGGCATTCGTTTCCAGTGGCGCGGTTTGCGCGGCTGGATCGGTGCCAGGTTGTTCGTTCAAGCTGCCGTTGGCAAAACCAGTTTGCTGGGTGACACGATTGTTGTCGTTCTCAGTGATGCGGAAATCACCGCCAGGCACGGGAATGCCCGTCTGTGCGTTGACCGTATTTCCCTGCGTCATGCGGTAATCCGTTTCCGCCTGAATGTAGTATTCGGGGCGGGCGTTCATAATTACGGGCGGGTCGGCGGGCAGAACGATGGAACGAAGTTGTTGCTGCGGGGTGTCCATGCAGTGATTGCACACCAAAATGCGCTTGTTGATCAAAGCAGCGCCAGCCCAGTCAAACTGCCACGACAGGTTGACATGGTTGTAAACCCCGCCACACCTGTCGCATACAGCGGCAGCCTGTGGATTTTTTGGGCTTGTGCGGGCGCGACCAAGTTTTGATGCGTAGCTCATCGGAAGTAGCCCCCGATCATTGGGCTGATGTAGGTGTTGACGGCTTCCACGTCTTGATCTGCGGCGATCTGGTAACTCTCGTCGGCCTGCGCCTTTAGCGCCACGGCCATCTGGGGCTGCCAGATGCGGGCCAGACGGTAGGCCAGACCATCCGCAAAGCATTCCAACCAGCGGTAGGGAATTTCGACATTTTCGCCATTTTGCAGATTGGAATCTTGGACCTGCCGGACGCGGTAATATTTCAGGGTCGTGGCCGAGGAGCCGTCCGGCACGGGCCACAGCGTGATTGTGGGCGAGATCAAACGGTCAAACCAGTACGATGTAGGAAAGCCCTGCTGGTCCTTGTTTGGGTAGGAAGCGTATTCCGTGCGCGAGATCGGCATAATCACGCGGTCAGGGCCATTGGCCGTGGTCGTATAGGCGTCCAGCACCATGATGGTGTTGCCATCCACGGCATAGGTGGATGTGCCTTGCACCAGTGCAACCGTTACCAGATCAACGGCCCAGAGGTTGACCCCTTGATTTGACCACCGCGACAGCATCATGTTCGTCGCCATGCGGGCGCTTTCCATATGCTCTTGCAGCACCGCAGCCGGACGGACCCCGATGTTCTGGTAGGCATACAGGACGATCTCGCCCAGCGCCGGATTGAACGCATATGTGCCGCTGGTGGTCATCTGATCAACACTTCCATGCTTTTAAGGACAGCGCCTTGCGTGTCGGCTTGCCCTTCTCGTCCTTCATCGGACCTTCCATGCCGCCCATCCTAGCACAGAAAGACTTCTTGCGGGCAGCGTCTTTGTCGGTCTTTGGGTTTGGCGCTGGGGGCTTCAGGTTCATGCCCTGCGCTTTAGCCGATGCCCGACCAACAGCATTTAAGCCGCCCGCAGGATTTTTTCCTTCAGCCCTAGTCCAAGCAGGTGTTTTCGCCATTACCGAATACCAGCTTGTACAACGTACGCTGTAACGGTTCCAGAGCCTGATGTGATGTTGATTGCCAAGGCGTGGTGCGGGACCGTAATGGAACCATTGGCGGCTGCCGTTTTGGCAGAGAAGCCAGCATCAACGGCCCAGACCGAAGGCGTCCCAGTGGACGGATCGTCCATGGAAATTTCGATGTTAAAGGTTGCGGTGCCACTTACGGTTGCAACAATGCCGACATTGAAGGGGTTCTGGAAGCTGTCAGACGCGATGACTGTGCTGCGACCAGTGCCTGTTTTAGAAATTGTAACGGGTGTCATCCTGCGTCTCCTGTTAAGGGAGGGGGGCCGTTAAGCCCCCCCTCTATTACTTCACTTTGGCGGCGGCTGCCGACATCAATGGCATACCATGAACGCTCTGTCCGCCAATGACATTTTTGCTGCCAGTGGTGACATGCGCGCTGGTATCTTCCGTCTTAGAAGGTTTCTTCACTGGAACAGTGGTGTTGACCTTCATTGCGGGCTTTTTGTTACCTACACGCATCAGGGCAGATCGTGCGCTTGGATGTAACGTACGGTGATCGTACCAACGCCAGTGCCAGTGTTGGCTGACAAGACAAAGATGCGTTTGTCGGTGGTGCCAATGTCATCCCAGTTTGCGGTGCGCGTTGCGTCACTGCCGGGGGACAAAGCAATCACACCAATCGTGCCGCCAGCAGCGCCGGATACAAGCTCGGTGGATGTCGCGCTTGTGCCAACACTAAACGTTGTCGCAGCGCCACTCCACACCGTCGTAACCACCATCTGAATATTTAGGACGTGGCTGTTGGCCGGAAGCACAATGGTTGTACCCAGCGCGGTAGCGGTCAAAGCTTGGGTGATCGGATAGTGCTGCACCATGACAACCGAGCCAACGTTCTTAACGTTTTGGCCGAGGGTGGTGCCGGAGGTGTCGAGGATGTTGCCCGCGCGAATGGGGCCAGTGAACGTAGTCTTACCCATGTTGGGTTCCTTTGCACGATGTGGCCGCACTGTCTGTGCAAAGTCCGCTGGGCGCGGTCAGGGCGGCGATAAGACCCAGAAAGAAGAAAAGGGGGGCCTAAGCCCCCCCATTTAGTTGTTTACGAGGGGGTCGATCCAAAGATGGAGCGCCAGTTGTAGTACGCAAAGGAGTAACGCTCATAACCCTTAACTAACAGGTTATCCGTAACAAAATCCACTTGCATATCTGTTTCAAACTTAACCCGTTCCATATAGGACAACCCGTCGATGTTTGTCAAAAGGAACCAAGCTGTTGCCGAAGTGAAGAAGTCGTTAACCATGTAGCCCTCTGGCAGACCGCCAGCGGTGGACATGATCGCGTTCACATCGTTGTCAGCAGTGCCAGGGCGCAGTTCCGTCTTTGTCAGGCGGATTGCCACTGGTTCCAGTTGCGGCGGAACAATCAACTTCCGGCCACGGGCGAAGACCTTCAGGCCTGCCTGATCTTTGAAGTTGGTACGAATGGCGATCATGCCGTTCAACAAGGTCGATTCGTTTAGTTCCACTTGGGTCGTGGGGGTGTTTGCAACCGTGCCACCGTCGATAGGGTGTGCGGTCGAGAGCAGTGCCACACCGTCACCACCGATTGACGAGTTGTAGGTTGTCGCGGTGTTGAAGATGTTTGCCGCGTAAATTTCCTTGGTCTGCTGGAAGCTTTCGATCAGACCGAGGTTTGACGGCTGGAACTGTGCCCTCTCTTTT